GAAAAGGGGTACCCAAGGAATACCCATAGGTCCTCTTAAGATATAATGATGATTAATATAATGAATATAGTCCTAAGGTATTAGAATGGAACCTCTAGGGTCCCTTTGGATATTAATCAAGTCTTAAGAGGAGCTATGGATACTCCAGGGTTCCCACGGTATTCCCTATGGATATTCGACATAAGCCTAAGGAGTCCCTAAGGGATTCTGCTCAGGTCCTAAGGAGTCCCTAAGGTATCTATGTATTCTTTCTTTGCTTTGTTCCTATAGTAGGCTCTTATAACTCATTGATTTAACTACAAAAAGTAAAGGTACCTAAGCTACCCACCTAGGATTCTTAACATCCCCAATGAACTTATCAAGCTCTGCCTGTAGCTCTTGTTCCTTATATTCCTTCATAGCCTCATCCTCATCAATACCAACCATCTCAACCACAGCTGCTAGTACCATAGCTAATGCATCTAGTCTATCATCATGACGTAAACAACCTCTTGTACGAGTAACATGTGTCATTTGATAGATTAACCCATACATCAACTGCATAGGATCCTTCAAACTCTCATTAATATCATTCTTTATTAATACTCTATCAATGATTAACTTATGTTGATTCAGCAAGGGTTCCATAGTATCAATGATACGTAACTCCTTCTGGGTATTACTACGGACTTCCTCAATACTACAAGGGTATACCTTCTTTAGTACTGGTCGTAATAATTGATCAAACATACCATCACCAAAGTTACTCTCAATGATAATCTTATTACACATATGCTTCTTAGCAATTGTAGCTAACTTGAATAGGTTATCCGTACCGTAACCACCTTGCATACCATTACACTCTACGATGTATATCTTACCATGTAGGTACTTAATAACAGCATAACCCATCTCATCACTACCCCTACCACTGGGGTCAATACTCATTATAGAGAAATCATATTTAGTATGTTCATTATCTATATAACCAGGACCATGTAAGGTATCCCCAGTAAACCCTAGGTTAGGTATGTCTAATAATGTATTTCTACTACCATCATAAGAGACTCCAATAGGTCCCTTAGCTAATGGTATATCCATAACAATCAGGTCTTCCTGCTTTAATGGGTACTTATCAGCATCAGATAACGTAGTATCTAATTGATATTGTAATTTATAATATGTCTTACCTACAGAACCTTCCCTCTCAAGGAGATCCTCATGGGTAAATCGGGTATCCGTAGGAGTCCCAGCTTCATCCCCTAAGGCAATCATATTCTCAATGTAAGGTGCTAGCCTACCCTCGTACACTAAAGGCTGCTCAGGGACACGTGAGGGCCATATACGGACAAGGAAACCCTTATCAATAAAGCGGGTATAAATACTATCACCTGTTTGTGGTGTACCTAAAGATAAGATACTAGCCTTGTCTGTTGTCTGCAAGATACTATCAAATTCATTAATTTGTTGTAATATCTTAGCTCTCATTGTTTCCGTTGCACAGTTAATACTTGTCTCAATGTCATCAGCAATCAATAGGGATGCACGATTACCCTGCAACTGACTATTAATACCTAAACACTTAACACTAGGCTGTACTGTGGCCTTACAACCATCTACATCAAAGGCCATCACAGAGTTTCTCTGGTCTCCCCTAGGCTTCAAATGGGCTAATAATGGTACCTCAGCAATTAATTTGTGTAGAAACGTACTGATTGCTACGGCATGTGGTCCAGAAGCTGATACAATAAGTATCTTCTCATTAGGATCCCTTAGTAATCTCCAGGCCGCATAAGCACCACTTAGGTATGTCTTACCTAATCCTCGGAATGCTTGTATTAATAATCGTCTATTACCTTCTTGTAAGGTATTAGCAATGTCCTTTTGTATGGGTGTAGCATCGGGTAATCCAATGCAATTCCATACGTAAGATACGAAAGAAGGAAAGTGTGTTACTATCTTCTTTATTTGTTCATCATCTTTGTTCATATTTCCCCTCGTTTGAATGTGGTGGGGTAGGAGACATAATCTCAACTACCCCTGGTGTTTGTATTACTTTCCTATAAAAGTCCCTAGAATCGAATCCTAGTAACCCTCATAGTATCTTTCACTTCTCTTAATGATATAATCTTTAACGATTCCTGAGCGTACAATATCCTCAATTTTAAAGTCTACAGTATGGAAATAATCATCCATATCTTGCAGTACCTTAATAAATTTTTGTATATTCTTATCTCTCTCACGAGTAAAATCACATTGTAAGAAGTCACCACAGAATAAGATACGTGAATTACGTCCCAAGCGGGTCATAATAGTATCTGCTTCATGTGCTGTCATATTTTGAAATTCATCAACTACTACCACACTGTTATCAAGAGTAATACCCCTGATGTATGATGTAGTTAAGAACCGTATAACCCCGTGCTTCTTTAATAAGCCATAGGCATCACCACGCCCAAAGAGATCCGTACAGACCTGTTGGTATGGTAATTCATATACTTCATTCTTCTCTTCTAGTGTACCAGGTAGGAAACCTACGTCCCTACTAGGTACTGCACTACGTACGATAATGACTTGTTGTTTCTTGCCCTCCTCCAAGTCCTTGAATGCCTTATGTAAGGCTAAGAATGTTTTACCTGTCCCAGGGTATCCTAGTAACAAGTGGTTGCTTTCCTCATGCCAAGCCTCAAAGAATGCACCCTGAGAAGCCGTAAGAGGCTCCACAAGGGTTAAATCCATGTTAAGCTTAGCCAAGGTATTACATTTCTTTTTTTTACTCATATAAGTAAGTTATAGTGTCCTAACGTCTCGCCATTGAGTTTCCAAAGTAGAAACCAACGATCGACATGATTGTAAATGGTAGGTACTCAGGAGTAACCATACCCTCTAGTGTAATGTACTCAGTCACTGTTTCCTTCCAAAATAGAAAACCCGTGGTTACTTCTACAGGTACTACTGTTGGTAGGTTAAACATAGGGGCGAGTAAGATTATAAAGGCCATACCTATGAAAGACATGGTAATAAACTTCCTCATCCAGGAGACCTGAGGCCCCTTGAAATCCCTTGCGGACTGTAGTGCACCTGTCCTTGCTAAGCGCTCATCTGCTAGATCCTTCTGGTTATCGGTGCGCATACGAATATATGCACCTCCTACCGTACTAATCAGCATTGTTATAACTTCCATTGGTAATCCAAACATATGGACCTCCTTATATTATTATAAAATTAACAGGTAAGTTCCAAGGGTCCAAGAGGAATATTCTGTATCCCCCTTGTTCCATTAGTACCCAGATCAGTGCATATCTCCCATGATCTCTTCCTCATTATCAAGGAAGTTCTGTATTAAGTTAGCCATTGGTTTACTCTCCACAATATCAGCGGTAATCTCATTGTCCTTTAAGAACTTTAAGACTGCTGATAACTCCCCAGGAGCTAACCGCTCTCCCGAGGTAATCATTTGTGCAAAGTACGTGGCCATCTGTTCATGAAGCCCGTTAAGGGCCCCGATTGTAGCTTTTGTATTATCCATATTATCTCCCATCAAAATCTCCCATAACTGCAGAACGACCTTTAGTACTTCTATCTTTGATATTAAGACCAATCTTAGATTTCTCTATTTCAACATCATAAAATGCTTCAAGTTCTTCACTGTGACGTTCAATATATAAATTACGAGCACTTCTCTTTGCATCATTATATATATCACGTAACGCAGTTATCTTAGTATATTTACTATGTCCTACTTTTTCCCCAGGAACACCATCAGGTAACTTCTCATACTCTGGGTCCATCATAGCAGCAAAGAGTTGTTGGCGTATTGGACCACCCTCAAGATCAGGGTCGTTCAAAAGAGTTCTAAGTTCATATACTTCTTTGTATGATAACTCCTTTACAGCACCGTTAGGTAGAGTTAACTCATTTTGAGCCCTCCGAAAACCAGGTTGCAACTCATATAACTTCCTCATAACATAATCACCTTTCTTAGGTTGAGAAGTTCTCCAATAGACGTGTTTTATACGCTTAAGATCATTATCAACTTCACCTAGGTAGTTTATGGTATCTCTATCACCATACTTATCGCTCATAAGGCCTAATTTCTTACGTACGTGCTCAAAAATAGTCTTAGCTTCCTTGGTATGTGGTTCCTCATTAAACTGTTTGATACCCGCATGTAGGGGTATGAAACCAGTAGTATACTGATTTATCCATTGTTGAGCTGAATCGCTCTCAGGACTAGTAATAGCATTAACAAGGTTCTTAATACTGGTAGCACCTGACTTCTCAGATAATATTTTATAAACCAAACTACCCATAACTAAAGAGTAATCCTGTGCCCAAGATAATAAGGTATTTCTATCTTCAAGAGGTACCTCGCCCTCAGGCATCTCATCTATAATAGCCCTTAGTCTAGCAACCTCAGCGGTTTGTTTAGCACCATCAGCACCGAAGCGTAAGAGAGAACCTAGTGGTTCAATTCTTTCTAATGGTATATAAACCTCTGTACCAGGGATTCTAAAGGAGCCTCCTTTAACACCTGCAGCACTGTCTGTTTGATAGTTATTTATATCAGTTGTAGTAGTAACATAACCATTCTCAGATAACATAACACCTAAACTAATAAAAGAACCACCCATTATCATCTTAGCAACAGCATCTGCTCTCTTATCACCACCTGCCATTATATCTGCTCTAATATCACGAGATATAAGATTCAACCCAGGAACACGTTGTATTGTATCCTTAGTCATATTTAGTATAGTCTTAAGGTAAGGCAACTGTGTTTGACCTAAAGGAGTAATATCCCTAGCCGCTTTAACTCCACCTAAAAACTTACCCATCCTAGTATCTGTATCCACAGGAATATCTGTTTGGAACAGCATCCCTCTAAGATGTTCTAAGGCAGCTTCATGCTTAACATCATCAATACCAACAACATCTAATTTAGCCTGTTCTTCAGCTGTAAATACAACCAGTTTTTCAGCGCTAGCCAAGGCATCATGTTCTGCAGCCTGTAGTTCATCATAGGTAGCATCAGGATTATCCTTCTTGAATTTTTCCATCTCACCAAAGACGTGCCTCTTCATAGTATTTAATCTATCACCTTTCTTAAGATAGAATATTTCATAAGCCTCAACGCCATCCCTGATGTGTTTCTCATGCAGTGCTGATTGATCCTTACCAGGGAATTTAATATTAGCTTCCTTAGTTAATTGATACTTTATATGAGGTAAGTAATATACACGCTTCATTATATCATCAGCTAATGTTAAAGCTGAGAACGGAGAACGTATAACATTACCACCAACATCTAAGGTTTTGTTAACAATACTCTTAAATAAAGTATTAGGGTCTTCAAAACCTAAGTATCCAGAGTTAATAGCACCATGTGTAGTTTCATCATCCCATTTAGTATTCCAACCATCTAAGGCCTCACGTTGCATAATACCTTCAGCACCTTCACCTGTACCACCCTTCATCATTCTAAACATCATCTTAAGGGTACTTAGGCTCTGCGCATAATTAGCCTCGTTTAAAGCTTGCATCTCATTCCACTTTAACCTATTCTTCATATTGAAAGTCTTACCAATACTCCAGCGTAGGTACGCCTCACCTTTAATAGTACTTCTTTTAAGTACAGAACCTGCTAAAGCACCATACTGAGTAGCTAAAGAAGATAAGTTAGCGGATAACCAAATTTCTGTTGCAACACGTTCAAACTTTTTAAAAACATTCTCTGTTCTATTAAAAGCAGGTAGTGCACGCCTCACATGGTCATTATGATCTGCTGTAATTTGGATTAAGTTATCCATCTCTGTCATCAAGGCATCCATATCCTTATCGGAGAAAGCTTCCTTAATAGCAGCATCAACATCCTTACCGTCTGCGCGTGCCTGATCTGTAACCTTCCTAATCACCTGTGCAGATTCTGCAATGTTACTTAACACTCTGTTAAACTCATTTACATTAATCTTCTGTGATTGTAACACACGTCCAGCGGCAGTAGCACTACGTTGTACCATTATAGTAATAGCGCGTAAGCTCTGCAAGAGAGCTGGATTATTAGCTAAAATATTCATCCTCTCAGACTTTGTTTTAGCACCTGACCAAGCTTTTGCAACTTTGTTAGCCTCACTACTATATAACATACGTACTACAGTAGCATCAACTTCTAAACCTTCAATTTTATCTGAATAGGTCTCAAGAAATTTCCTAACGTCCTCAACGGTTCTAAAACTCATTAATTTAGTACGTGCAGCCTTCTCAGTATCAGCATTTAGTACCACACCTGAGGATAATCTGTAGTTATCTAAGATAGCCTGTGACGTATCCTCATCATATACCTGTGTTCTTTCTAGGTTTATTGGTGCACCATCCTTAGGATGCGTAGGTAAATCCTCACCTTCTACTTTAGACATACTTTGAGCTAACGATTCCTGCTCATCCGTAGCCTTCATAGGGGGGTATTGAGTTTGACCTTGGGCATTCTTAGTGGTAACTACATCAGTAACTTCATCATCAAGTTTAGTTATAATAGCACCTAAAGTACCTAAAGGAGAAGCTTTATCTACATCACCTACAAGTTTTCTGACATTAATGTAAGCCTTACCCCCTGGCGCAAGTTTTGAAGCTATGTCTTTTACAACAACATCCCTAACATTCTTAGGTAATACGTTTAGTACTGCGTTGCTAATAACTGCCTTATATTTCTTAGTTATTTGTGTGG